GTCGTTTGGAATCCATTGGCCTTTGGAGGTGCCGTCAAGGCTTTGGGGCTCCAGTATTGGCCCGTGGACAAAGAAGCTTCAGCTCTTGGTGATGAGCTTGTTGATTTTGAGAATGTGACGTTTTTGGGTGCCAGGCCTGTCAATTATCAAGGCATGTGGGCTGGCGCTCTTAATAAGGAGTCTCTTTTCGAGGGTCTCCATTGGATGGATAGTGATACTCTCCAGCTGACTGTAAACACTTATTTGGAGCTTGCGAGTGTCCACGGCAATATGTTTTATGAGGATTTTTACAATGTTATCGTCAAGGCTTTGGTGGCTGAAGGGCTTGAGACCCATTTCATGCCCACATATGAAGAGGTTGTGAACCCGCGGGTAGGGTATGTCCCACCGCTCAATCGAGCTACGTGGGAGGATTTCCTGCCAACGAACCAAGGACAGCCTACACAGCAGGCTATAACTGATGCTGTGATACGTGGAGTTCTTGACAATGCGGTTGGCCGTTGGGCGGCCAAGTATGGTTATTTGCAGCATTTGGTGGATTTGATTGATCACAGAGCAAAGGTTCGCAAGGTCTATGAGGCCTTGCGACCTTATTTGATAGATGTTTCAGAGGAGCAAATAGACAGCCACGATCTGTCTAAGTGTAATTTGATTGAGATAATTGGTTATTCCTACAAGTTTTTTAAAACCAATAATGAGTGTCTGAAAGTTGTGACTGATGAGGAGGCCCAGCGCCGCTGGGTTGAGGCTCGCGACCATCATTTCAGGTCGAACCCGCATCATGCACAGTACTGGTCAAAGTTGCAGCGTGGTGATGCTGTACCTTTTGGTGTTCTTGAGGAAGTTGTTGTTGATCAGTTGGCCGCGCGATGGCGCCGCCACCCTGAGGAGACTGAGTTCAATGTGGATTCAATATACGAGATTGATTACAGTGTGTTTGCTAATTTGCCAAAGTCACAGCGGAAGCTTCGGGTGATCGTTGATACGATTCAGCGATCTATGAAGCCAATGGTTTGTACATCTTCAGGAGCCCCCGTCGGGGATGTGTCAAAGTACGTCACACCTGGGCGTGATTTGACCAAAATTCAACAGCAAGGTGTTGTCAACAATTTGAGAAGTATGGGCTCAGGAGTTCTGAGTCGCGACAATTTTTCCATACCGAAAATGGATCTTGATTTTGGCCTGGAGTCCAAGGTGCTGCGCAAGGTGGTTGATTGGACCACAGCGCAGCCCAAGGGCACCAAGCTTTTCAGTGTTTCAGTTCCCGCTGGCATATTGAAGTTGGGTAACCAGAGAAATTTGCAGAATATGGCTTTTGACAATTTTATGTTTTGGAGAGGTAATGTCAAGATGACTATAAAGGTCAATGGCACCCCATTTCAGCAGGGTATGCTTGTTGGGGCTTTTACGAACAATGCCGAAGATTTTTCTAGCAGTAGTGTTGATCAAGTTTTCAGAAAGAGCCATGTCAAGATTTTTCCAGCCCACAACTCATTGGTTGAGTTTGAGATTCCTTTTAGATATTTTCGGGCTAGGTGGAATACAACGATTCGCGACACAAGTTTGTGGAATTCAATTGGTGTTTTTACGATTTGGGTTTACGCGGCCCTGGTGTCCAAGACTGAGACAGATGTTGTTCAAGTGTCTATAAGCAGTTCGTTTCCCGATGCGGAGCTTACTTTGCCTCGACCTGGGGGCCAGATGATTGGCACTGGGCCTGACCCTAGTGCTATAGCTCGTGGTGTGCAGCAAGTTGTTTCGGTCATCAAAGCTGCGGATGCTGTTGCTAACGCAGTTCAAGCTTTTCTGCCTGCTGCGCCGTCCGTTGCCGATTACAAGATACCTGCGAGACCCTTGCCTGGCGTTGTCGTTCCCACGCGCGTTTTTGATCCTGATTCTAAGATGGTGGGCACAGGTGCCAGTTATTCTACATACAACATTGGTGAGGTGATGGGCAGTGTGCCCGTGCAAAATTACAATACAGGTGTCGATGCGCGGCCCATGATGGACAACCCTCCTGTTGCTTCAGGTTCGCTTCCTGTGCAGCAGCAGTTCTCGGGGATGTCTAAGGCCTTAGGTCCAGAACCCACTGTTAGCATGCAGTTGGCGCCACATGCTATGGCGCGAACTTGCCCTGATACGTTTGGTATTAACCAGAGTGAGATGGACATGGATTTTCTTGCTTCTCGACAGAATTTTGTTGCTATTGTTCCGTGGAAGGTCAAACAAGACCGTGAGACTCCCTTGTTGCGGATGGCTCTCGGGCCTCACAGGCCCGCAGATGCCGTTCTTGATGGCACGTTTGTCCCTCAGTGGGAGATTTTTGATTTGGTGACTTTTTGGCATGCTGATATAGTGTTGTCCTTGACTGTTGTTAAGACTAATATGCATTCTGGTTCGCTGCTTGTCTCGATTGGTTATGGTGCTCATGAGCCTCC